TAACCATCGTTTCAGGGTCTGTTATCCTACTTTTAGCAATCCATGTGCCCTTTGGATATTCTCTTTGAATTCCATGTATATTCTTCATAACTTTAGGCTCATCTAATAGCCATGATTCCACCGGGTCGCCCACTGATTTCTTAGTTAAGAAATAGTTATGATCCTTATCAACTATTCTGTAATTGAGAAGGTATTCATGCGCCATTTTTGCAACTTTCTCTTCTGTTAAGGGTACCTCTCCATTTGGAAAGTCACAGTCTGGCTCCCCTGGAATTAGGACTGTCCCTGTGAATAATACACTGTCTTTAGCTTTTTCTACGGCTAAGACGTTGGATACATTTTCTTTATCTGTAATATTTCCACCTCCATAAAATTAGTAAAATTATTAAAAAAATAGTAGGTTAGTATTAAATTAATATTATTTGAATGCTTTCTCAGCTAAAGACTGATTCATACGTTTATATTTCTCTATTTCTCGTTTCAACTTCATATTTTCATTAACTGCCAAAACGAGGAGGAAAACTAGAATTCCAATAATTCCAATTATAATATAATCCATAATATCACTCCTTAAAAACAATTTTTTCTGAAAATTAGAAAAATTAGAACAAATATTATAATATAATCCTTGGAATCTCAAAACCAGGAATCCGCACAATATCAACTTCCTTGAAACGGCTCATAACGGGCGGAGCCATATAACCCAACGGCATCAAATAAGGAACTGTAGTGCATCGACAATTAATCCACTCATTTAAAGGACCACTACGGTCACCCGGATAATATAGTCCATTACTAAATTGCCGCCCAACCTCCACAATCTCACCATGCATAGCACGGTGGCTGTCACGTACACGTGCATCCTGACCGGTCCACCATTGATGATACTCCAAGTCATAATCCATATACGTCTGATAACTGCCCAGGTTTTGTGCACTGTTAATCTCAGTCCTTGCTATACGCCGTGCCTCAAATGTTTTAAGTGAGTTAAACTCTTTTTGTAAACGCCGGGCAGCATCCTTTACTCCTATTCCTTCTTGGTAACTCTGGGCTATGTTATATTTAATATTATCCGTCACACGACGCATAGTCCTAGCCGAAGCTGTGAATGTTTGCCTCGCTAAGTGATCATAGACTTTCTGATCATAATCAAATAGTGTTAATTGTTCATCACGGCCTAATTGCAGATTAATAAGATTTAATGTAAACTTTCGTGATCTACGGAATGTCCGAATATTTTCATATAATACCGTATCTGTATATTTTGGTTCAAGGTCATAGACAGGTTGTAATATGTCATGTACTTGATAAGATAAAATATCGTCTGGATTATAGGTTTTAAGGAACTGTTTCAATGTTTTTTTCTCAGCAGCACTAAATAACTTGTTAAGCTCAGTGTTAAGTGCTTCTTCTGCTTGTAACCGCATCTGATACTCGACTTCTAAGCCTGTTAAAAGCGTCCTTGACAGCCCTACCTTCAACGCCATCTGACTTATCACTATCCTCACCATCCACACCACTTAAATCATTCTCTAACCGTCTAAGCACACTACCCGTACCCGGCGGGTCCACACCCATGTTAATATATAAACTGTCCAGGGGCACGCCGTTAATATAATATTCATTTAGATAAGGATTCTTTGAGTCAGCCTTCAATCCAAACCTTTCACCGAAGTACTCTATTAACTGCCGCGGGGTCATAGCTGCCATGCGGAAGAGTTCACCTGCAATCTTAATATCTTCCAGCATATCCCGTGTGTCAATCTCTGATATACTAAATTGCCAATCAGTGATATCAAACTCGTCACGTAACAACCAATTAATATCCTCCTCGTTATCACTCTGTAACGGCTCAACCACACTCATTTTATAAATCTTAGTAGCTTCATCAGTGTTTGACCCACCTAAAGCTCCGGTTTCATTTATACCAATCCGGTAGCCGGGTACACGGTGGGCTGTTAATACTTCATCACGATTGTCCTTCCGGTACATCCTGAAAGACGCTTCTTTAGTTTCTATGCTGAGGGGTTGTAATTTAATCTCTACATTACCCTCTTCCCCTTCTGAGGGTATCAATATTGTAATAGCGCTGTGAGGATTATTTATAACCTCTTTGATTTGCTGTGATATCTTATATTTCAATGTTTGTGTTACATCATAATCCGGGTCGCCGGGAACCTTATCATAGTCCTCAAAGTCCCCTGCCACAGTAACTGCAAATGCTGGCATACCATAATTCTTAAAGAATGCTGTGTTATAGTCAGCCCGACTGGTATCACCATAAATTGCCCGTATAGCTGGTACAACCTTGGCTAATCCGTAATACTGGCTTTTAGGGGTGTAATCCATACTCCATAATAACTCATTAGCCCGTTCCTCGGGTCTTAAACTATTATAATTATGTTTCTCCCCAGTGTCAGCATGTACATCATACGGTTTACCCTTCTCATCCCTGTTAGCACCATAAAGTACGAACCAGACCGTTCGTGTCCCTACCTTCTGAACTACACGCACACCATCCCTGTGTCGTCGTAAAAGATGAGAGGGTATATGTACCAGATTCACCGGAGGTGTACGGCTACGACCCTCACGTATAATCTCAATTGCACCGTAACCCATTGCCCGGCGGTCATAGTCACGTTTACGTAGCACCTTATTAATCCCGTGCCGTATCCTCATAATAAATTCTTCAGCTTTTATCTTTGATTCATCACTACCCTCCCTGCCGGGTACGGGGTTAATAGTCCAGTTTAAGCCGCCGGCATCTGTTGCTACCACGTCACAGCATTGGGCGTGGAATGTGTTAATCTCTAGTAATTCTGCGAGTTGGGATGGGTCATATAATGGTTCGAGTAGTGTCTCTCCATACTCCCATCCATCACTCTTTAATTGTTTACTGCCCTCATTGTCTACGTCTGCCTTGATAGCATATTTTTCCATGACACCCGCACCTATAAGGTCCCATGAACCATCGTCTTTGGTTACAACAAATGCATCTGGTTTATTCTTCTTCATACTTTTATTCTCCGCCGTGGCCTCATCCAGTGCCGTGCTGAGCCGGACATAGTGTCGACAATGTTGTCCTCACCGCCATCCTCACCATTAAATGATATTAATTCATCACATATCAGTTTAATTTTCTTATTATTTATTTTATCAGTGTTAAATTTGATTCTGCCCGTCTCAGCTAATATTTCAAGGTCAAAACACCTGTCCAGTTTGTTTATTTGGACTTTATCTCTTTTTATGCTGATACCCTTCAACTTTCGTGAACGTCTGAACTTTGTAATTAATAATTTACTTCCACTGCCCGGTTCTTGTTCTATGATAACTTTAACATTCCGCCCATCCTTGAGTGTTGTTACTTCAAACCGATTAAGCGTGGTGTGGGCACTGAATTTACCATGCACCAAACCATTTATAACCATCTCATCAGTATTCCATCCTGTTAATAGGCCGGCGGTGGCGTCTCCTTCATCTCCACTCGCAGCGAAATCCCAGTACCGCATCATATTCATGTCGTCTGGTAATTCACTATTATTCGTTAATATTTCGGGTAGTAACTCGCCGCGTTCATCATAGAAATATTCTGGTTTGAATATGTTCCCTTCACGTTGCGTAGGCTTACCTTGATAGATAGCGTTGAATAGATAGCTGCCCATAGCCTTCTGTTCTGCTTCTAACCATGATTTACTCCGTTGCTCAGGCCAGAGCACTTCACCCATGCTCCGTCCTAGTAAATCTGTTTTGGGGTCTTCACAGATAGCTGGTAAGTTTAGTACCACCCATGTGTTAGGGTCGATACATCCACCAGTCCGTAATGTTTGGATGGCTTCATTTGCGTCAATGTAGGGTTCATTCTCTTTTATAATACCATGAAGGTCATGTATATCAAGTCGCTGTGCTATTACAATCATGATAGGGGGTAATCCATTACTCCGTGTCTCTAGACAGGTCTTCGCCACTCCTTCAAACCATTCTTCAAGGTTGTACTGTATAGTTTTACTCCGAGCCTCCTTCGGACTCTTAATCGGATCATCAACTACGAATAAGTTGGCTCCGAATCCCATTATGGAACCCGCCGCCCCAACTGCCAACATCTGGCCGCTATACGGCTTTTTCATATTGAACTTGTTATTCGCCTTACTATCCTCTGCTAATTCAACATTGTAGGGTGATAATTGTCCATAATGTTTAATTATGTTCTTACAATCCTTACCGAACTGACTGGCGAGGAGTTGGCTGTAACTTGATAAGATAACATTATCATCAGGGAAGTGTGCTAAAAAGTAGCTCGTGAAATTCTTACTTATCAACGTTGATTTGCCATGTCTACGAGGTATGCTTAGTAATATTTTTGATACTTTTCCCTGTATAGCGTATTGCAGGAATTCTATGATTAAAACGTCAAAGTTTCGGGGTCTCCACTTTCCCTCATGTATAAGGATGCTCCACCGCCCCAATCCCAGTACTCCATGGTTCATAGGTGGATCCCCTTCGTTAAACTGCGGTATGACGAAATAATGAGTAACAATATAAAATAAAAATTGAACATTTACATAAAAAAATAGTAATTTTTAATTCTTTTTTATTAATTTGTTCATAAATTCTAGTTCTTTCTCATGAAACTCTGCATTAGTCAGGTCAATATCCATATTAGTATTCTGTTCAACTTTGAGATGACTTAATATTTCGCCCTGCGCAGTCTTAACTACTTCCTGTGCTGAACGTAGAGCATCACCAAGATTTTTCAGGTCATAATCACGGACAGATCCACCCTTATCCAGTAGATCATTATTTATTTTGATCTTCCGTCTAATTAATTTCCGCAATTCTTCGCCGGTGGATTCAAACTTCTGGTCACTTGCAACTATGTCTTCTGCTTCTCTCTCTGTCTTTTTCTCTGCTACTTTTTTCTCGATCTTTACCGAGATTTTCTCTTTTTCGCCTTTCCAGTTCTCGTTTTTGGCTCTTGTTCCTATTGTTCCTTTTCCGCATCCGTGGATTTTGCATAGTTCTTCTTGTGTGGGGTAGTGTTTGGTTCCGTCTTCTTGGTTTATTCCGTAGATGTATTGGTTTTTTATGGTTTCCCAGTTATATTTTGGCATTGTGTGTTCACCGAGTTTTTTTTTAATCGCTTTGTGGGTTTGTTTTGAGGCTTTGGTCTATGATGTTTTCTATGATTATATTTTCTATGTTTACTAGTTCGCCGTCACAGTATGGGCAGGTTATTTCTATTATTCGGCCTGTGACAGTGTCTATCTTGCCGTAGTTGTTTATTAGGTGTTTGGAGGTGGGGTTGGTGGGTGTGAGTGATATTGTTAGGCTGCAGTTGTTGCAGCTTAATATCAATGTTATATCCCCCTTTTTCTGTATTTTCTGTTTTATAGTCCTTTTTCGTGTACTACTTCTTTTAATTCTTTTAGGAAGTTTTTGAATTCTTTTTTGTCGCTCATTTCACCGTTTAGTGCTGCTATCCATGTTAGTACGAAGTCTGTCTTGGTTTCGAGTCTTGCGAGTCGTTGTATCATGTTGATAATGAAAAAGGCTACCATGACGGTGGGGCTGATGATGGCTAGGAGTATTTCTATGGTTGTCATTGTTGATCATTGGTTTTTCTTTTTTATTCTTCGATTAGGACTGGTTCAGTTTCTGCATTTCTTGGTTTAATATAGTCATAGCTGTATGCTATGATTGCTAGGATGAGGGGGAGGTATTGTATTACTCCTAATTTTTCGGCTAAATCCCGTACAAGTTCGGGGTTGCTTAGTAAAAATCCATATACGACTGCTACTATTCCTATTATGTATGTTGATAGTTTTCCTTGGTCTATTTCCATAATTATCGCCTCCGATTCCAATTATTTTATAAAATGAGTGTTAGTTAAAGAGGGGGATAAATTTAAAAATAGTGGCTGAATCACCCGGTTAGGTGTGTTTATCCCCCTCAGTATATAACAATAAAAAAAATGGTTTAATAAAATTATTGTGTACGCTTTAAAAGTACCTCATCGACACGTACCGGCACACCCGCAACGTATAAAGGCGGACTCATACCTGTTACCAGTCCGCAGGCTTTACAGTTGATAATATAGTCTGGTTCAATGTCAAAACTTGTGCTCCCACACTCGGGGCATGTCTGACTCACATTTTTGGATTCGCAGGATGTGCAGATAAGATAACGTTCCCTGTATGAGAATATTACG